CTTTCTGTAGCATGGATTTTGCCATAACGATATGTGTATTCTTGCATAAGACCACGCATGTGATCATACAACCAAAGATAATTCAATCCACCAGAGCGAGCCCAGATGGTGCTAGGATGGTTCTTGTGAACCATTTTATATAAACCATATCGGTCAGCATAATCATCACCATCAAGGACACGATGTGCAGTGCAGAGCATTTGTGCGCTCTCCAATATCATCTTGACTACGTGCTTGTCGCACATCATTTGTGCGGCTTTGATAGGATGACGGTCTAAGTAGAATATGTTCATTTTTTCTCCCAACGATAAAAGATGTGGTCACCAATCTCTGTGGTTCTCGTCTTTGTTTTAGCCCAATCTGGTTTGACATAATCAGCATGGTAGTGTGTAGCACCATCAGTTATATCTACGAACTGTATATCATTATGCATGATTAGACGAGCAAAGTCAAGTATCTTTTGATAAGTTTTTTTGTCCTTCACCTCATCAGATTTGCCATCACAATACCAAGAGAACTGACATTTGTTTCTGATGGGGATAGGGGTTCCGTCTCGCCAGGATGGCCTAGTTTGAGCCTGGAGAACAACTTCGCACACAGAGTTAGGAAATCTTTCATCATTTACCCTATTTAGAACAACGGCAGATACGGCAAGTTTCCCTGCCGTACCTTGATCTCTTGCCTCATGATACATATTCATAGCGAGACATTGGATATGCTCACTAGGACCATATGTTGGTTTGTCTGTCGTTATCACTTCAACAGGTGCAGCGACAAACAACAGACCGGCAGTTATGATTTCTTTCATTCGCCAAGTTGCCTCTTGAGATAATCCATCGCATAGTCACCTGCCATGGTTGACCGAAAAAACTTATCAGCATCTGCGGCTACCTCATCAATGGTGAACTCTGAATCACCACCGTAGAAGTATCCATCACAGAACTCTTCGATATCCATCATATAATTTTTCATCTTACTCATCTATCACGCTTCCTTACATGCTCTTTGATAAACTCTACTGGAACCGTTGGATTTAAATCAATCAATTCCTGTTCTGTATATGACTCGGGGCGGCGAACACTGTATTTATTGAACTGGTCATATGCCCATTCTGTTAAATCTTCTTTAGTATTAAATTTCATTCCTCATCAAACTCCTCAAAAGTTACAATATTCATCAACTCTTCTACGACAGCTTTGCCGTGAGAAGTAAACAGGAAACCATGTCCATATACCCAAGACTCGACATCCTGTTTCACATAGAACGTCTCTTCCATTGTCATCCAACGGAGAGCGGTTTCACGGTCACCCGCACCAGCTTCGATGAACTCACCGACAGTTGCTTCAAAGTCAGCAATGGCGACCTCGGCAGCATGTGCTTCTTCTGCCTCTGCGACCTCTACCGCTGCACCGATACGGTCTGCCTCTTTGCGAAGGTCATCCATTGACATAGATGCAAAGTCATAGTGTCGTCCCTTGACACCATACGCAGCCTTGTGCATGTCATAGATGAAACACTCAAGGTCATACCGCTCATCAAGGATGGCGACCTCAGCAGCGAGTGCTTCATCTCTGAGGATATCCATATCAACAATGTCGATGTTATTCATCATTTAACTCCATATTCTTTCATGAATGCCTTAGTCAACGGACCCTGCATCTTGTAGGCCTCAACTTCCCAAGGCTGTTTCTCGTAGGCAGTGTTCAGATAGTTCCGATACTTACCGTCTTTACATTTCCAGAGTTTCTTGTACCCACCCCGAAACTTGTCTTTGATCCGACCAGTGGCACCCTGCCAAACGTGAACCATCTCATGCATGATGCACTCAATGAACTCTTCTTTAGAAGTGGCACGGCTCAAACGATGGTCAACCTCAATCGTGAAGTCACGGTCATCATCACCCTGATAACAGAACCCTTGGGCACCGTCCTCAAAAGTCTTAGTCAACTTAACAGTGACATCTAAATTACGATGACGGGGCATCAGCATGTCCATGCACCACCAGACAATCTCGTCCGCCAGTTCACGGTCCCTCTTCAAACCACCAGTAACTTCGACACCAATCATCTGAACCTCTTGTTCATCATCACTATATACATTATCGCATACAGGGGTGGCATTGTCAAGATAAATTTTAGCATCTAAGTTATTGATTCATAAGGATATTGAAATTTTTTTTGACTTCATTTATCGGTGATATCCAATCTTTGGGTGTTTTTTGTCTAAAAATAGACACTGATTCGTACCAAGGACTGTGGTCCATGTCACGGGTGAACCATCGCCAATCAGCAGAATAGTGCAATAGAAGGTGCGTAGGAACCCCTAGAGCACCCCCCACATGCGTCATAGCTGTGTCAGTAGACACTAGGAGGTCACATTGAGATATTATGTCCACAGTGTCGGTAAAGTCATGTATCCTATCACCAACACGCATTACACCATCAATATCATGGTTAGAACCTCTCTGTATGTCGATGAAGTTTATTTTAGGGTTGTCGCATAGATTTTGAATGAGCTCAGGAGAAATACTTCTTCTTGTGTCTTTCTTGGTTGCCTCCCATGCAACCGCAACATTTAATCTGTCATTTGATAGGCCCCAATCTTCATTATGGGTTTCTGTGAAGTATCCACTCGCAAGTGGTATACCATCAAAAGTCGCACCAATCAATCTAGGAACACTCAATAGGGGCACTCTGTAATCAAGGTCAATCACATACTCGCCGATACTATCCAATACATCTATGTCATCGAACACATGACTATTTCTCAACACAGGCGCAAGTGCATCATAACACAAAAAGGTAACATCACCACACAATCGTGATAACTCTGGCAGATATCTACTGAACTGTATATTATCACCAAAGCCCTGTTCACTGTAAACCAGTATATTTTTTCCTTTTGGATTTTGTCCTTGCCACAACTCTATGTCTGACAACCTATCTCCATGAACGTCGTAATTTTTACCAAGACGCCACGCACCATTTGATTTCAAGTCTACACGGTCAAAACCATTTTTAAAATCACGCAACTTTAAAAAGTGCATTCCAATATTAAGATTAACTCTAGGGGAGTCGTATCCTAACTCTCTAGCTTTCTCATAACAAATGAGTGAGTGATCAAAGTGACCCAAATCATGCAAGACAACTCCTAAATTGTAGTATGACTTTGCACAGTCTGGATCAAGTTTGATCATTCTCTCATAACATAAAGCAGATTTTTCAAAACACCCATCTTGAAAAAGATCAAAGGCGAGGTGTTCTAAAAAATCAATCTCAGACGTTTGCTCTTCGAGCATACTGTTCATACTCTGGATTGTTGTTGTCTATAAGCATATAGTTGTCGTCCCAGTTGAAAGCTTCTTTGACAACAGCTGAAGACAAACCTTTATATCTCTTATGAAGAATCTTGTCCTTCGCATCAACAAGCATATACGCTTCCGTTTGATGCAGCCCCTCTAATAATTGAACAAACATCATCTCACGTTTGTTTTGAGTAAGCGCATTATTACCACCTTGAATAAAGTTGTATAACTTTCTAGCCTCCATCGCTAAAACAGTATGCTCCGTTCCCTCTGGGGCATCATTAGGTGAAAAGGGAACTTCGCCCTCTGGTAACTGCCAAACAATCTTTGGGTCAAAAGATGACTTCAAAATCATACGAAGCGCATCAGTGTTGTGTTGTCTTAAAAAATCAACTTTTTGTTTTTTAGTCTTGAGTTTTGCAACTTTATCTAAAATCTCTGAAAAGAGTGGTGTGTAAGCCATAACTAAAAATCTCCTATGTTATCCATCAATTCATTTAGTCTATTCTTTATAAAGTAATTTAGTAGTTTACTACGGTCACCCTCTGGAGCGTCCTGATATGCTTTTATGCACTCAAGATGCAACTCGTCTGGTGACTCTTTCAAATCAATCAGTTTTTTGTTTCTCTGATAATTTCTTTTCGCCTCGTCACTTGGTAAAAACTGCTCACATAAAGGACCAGCCCACTCTGCTATTTTCTTTTTACTCAAGGGTCTTTGACGCAACCCATCAACAAAAGTATTGTCTGGTGACAGGACATTAGGGATGCCATCACTTGAGTCACCTTTGAGTATGTGTTGATACAAATACTCATCAGGGTCTACACCGTTGATAAACTTTTTCGTGATGGGACTATATTGTTTCACATTTTTAAATTTGTGCAACTGAATAAAATCTTTGTCGCCAGACAGAATAAGTGTCTTACCATTATCAAACTCCAACTCACCACACAGTGTAGCGATAATATCATCAGCCTCTGCGCCATAAACTTCTAAAACTTTATAAGGAAAGTTGTCTTTGATCTCTGCCTTGATAGTGTTTAAACATTCAAAGATGTCATCCCAATCGTGACTAGATGTTTCTCTGGACTTCTTTCTTCCAGCTTTGTATTCTGGAAAATATTCTCTTCTCCAGTAATGTTTGGAGTCATAACATATTACGAGTTCACCATACTCTCTAAAATAACTCTGACGATACATACGAAGAGAGTTGAGTATCATATGTCGAACCATACCCATGTCAACACTAGTGCGTTTTGTTACGTTTAAGTGCATCATCACACTTGCCAGACTAATCTGGTTCATATCAACTAAAATCATTGTAACCTCATGTCAGCATTGAAACTCATGCTTCTTCTCTCACCCTTACACTTGAAGGGATATACAAAATGTTTTAAGTATGATGGAAAAACTAAAAACTTTCCCACCTCTGGTTTGAACTTGATTGCCTCTGATCGTAAATCTAGATTTTCTCCAAACGCATATTCAATCAAACCGTTGCATGGATAGTGGTCAGCAAAATCCTCTTCCCACTCAGCATCCATACCCTCTGGAATCTTTAAATATATCACAGCTGAAAAATCACCACTATGATGATGGTAAGGATTATAATCTCCAGCGTATTGACTAACAATCCAACTATCCCTCAGATGAATATTTTTCGTGGTTGGTGATACGTTTCTACGCCCATTGATAGACAACCACTTTTTTGCTCTGTTCTTTTTGACAATGTGTTTCAGATAATCAACACATCCCTGTTTCATGGTCTTGAATAAAAATTCTTTGTCCTGACCTTTGGGAGCAGGAATTCTTATTTCTTTATGAACTTTACCAACGAGCTCTGATGAATGGTCCCACTGTATACTTCTTTGTTCATCAGACAAAACCGCATCACCGATTGTATTCATTATATTAACAAACTTAGTTGGAACCTTTGTCTCCATAATAACTGGACTAAAAGGTTCATAAAATTCAGTTTTCATTTTAACCTCAAGCTGGGTCTGAACCCTCTTCATCCTCATCTGTTTTTATAGATATTTTTTCAATTAACTCCAAGTTAACTTTTCCATGCGGCGTGTCTTGTTCATCAGTTGTAATTTCTGTTAGAGTTTCCATGATTCCATTCATGGGATGAAACAGTTGCATGTCTCTATAAATTGAACCTTTTACAGCTTCAACAACAAATGATATATCCTTGATAAAACTTTTTGAGGATATATCCACACCGTTCTCACCCATTGTGTGTATCATTTGCACTAATAGAGTTTCGGTCAAGTCATCAGCAAACATGATGTTTTCTTGAATGGCTATAACATCAACGTCGGGAACTACGACCTCTCTTTTTGCCTTTTGCTTCCACGGTCCCTTTATCACGTTTGCGTCTTCTTTTGGTCTTTTGCACATTGGCATCTTCTACTCCATTATCTGCGTCATACATCTCTTGCGAATAAACTGTTCCTAACATTGGATAGTAAGTTCCAACATCAAACTTTGGCTCACCCTTCTTTGGACCTGTCCAGTAATACGCTTGCCCTCTACATATGTATCCTATCTTTTTCTCTTGGTGTTCACCATAAAACAAGTCAATCCAGTCACCATCTCGTAGATATCTTTGCATGTTACGGACATACGCTTCATGTGACATTCTACGGTCAGTTGCACCCTTTACCTTGGCTTTCTCATTTCTGCGTTCCATAGACGCAAGTTCCTTTTGTGTCTTAATCCACTTCTTAACTTTCTTTGGATTAATGGGAGCATCATCTGGTAAGTCTCGTAAACTCTCATGAATACTAGATTGGCCATAGTTAGGATTTTTTGCAGCACGGGCCGCTCTTGCTTTTTCAAGACGTTCTGCCGCTGCTTGTTTCTGTTCCTCTGTCATAGGTTTGCGTTTTTTGCGAACCTTCTTTTTCTTAGAGGGATCAGTCCAACCAGAGTTGTCTGTCTTCGATTTAATCTTTCTCGCCATGTTACTATTTATCTCCTAGTAAGTAACCAACAAAACCATTCAAAAGAATGGCAACTCCAACCGCATTGACAATAATCAACGCACGGTCATTCCACATCACAGAGACAATCAACCAACCAGAAATACCCAAACACTGCACAAGAACATTCCACGGGAATAAATTGTTTGCAGTAAGAACCATGCCAACTATGAGAATAATTGACGACACCCACTTTATATACCAATCAATGGTGTGAGTGGGCGTAACCGTCTTTGATGCAATCTCATGTGGTTTTAGATGTATCTCTTCTTTTCTGTGTTCAGAATCCATACTCATCTAACCTTTTGTTGTTGTCCTTTAACCATCGTTGACGACCAGCAGCTTTTTCTCTTCGTCGTTTTTCACCTTTAGTTTCGTGATACTCTTTTCTTCTCATCTCATTAAATAAGCCATCTTGTTGCAATTTCTTTTTTAGAACACGCAGTGCTCCATCAATATTATTATTACGAACTTCAACTCGCACTTAATTTCTCCTCATTGTAGCAACCTCTGTTGCTTGTTTTTTACCACGCACTGGCACTGCATTAGATTTATGCATCTGTGCGATACCAATAATCTCATCACCAGTATAAACCTTCTCCTCTTTCTTTGCAGAAGACGGGTCATAGAAGCATTGGTCGGAGCGAGAGGATTTGAACCTCTGACCCTCTGCTCCCAAAGCAGATGCGCTACCAGACTGCGCTACGCTCCGTTTACTGGCGCTCTCGACAGGACTCGAACCTGTGACCCACGGTTTAGAAGACCGTTGCTCTGATCCAACTGAGCTACGAGAGCCGATACCCATTTTCTTGAGAAACTTTTCGTGTTCTTTTTCAGCAGCAATCTGACTTTGAGTCTTCTTGCTCTTTTTACGTTTGCGTGTATTAGTCGTCGTGTAATACACGGGCAACATATGCATACCACTCATTCTCTACTCCAATACAGGTGATAAGGTGCAACCAATGTGGGTCAACTCAACTTGCCACCCATCAGCCAACATACCTTGAACAGTTGATAATCCTCTGTCTCTGATTGTATCTTCCCAAGTGTCAACAAACTGTTTACACTCAAGTTGAGTGTCAAAGTGCCGAGACAGGACATGCACCTTTTCATCTCTAACTTCACCCTCTGGGTCAGTGACCGTAAAGGCAAGAAGCAACATAAATGTTTTAATCACTACGCACCTAATCCCATCATAATTAATGTCAGTAAAATGCCCAAAGCCACTGCTTTGACAGTCGTTCCGATCAAATACACAATAACCTCACTTTATCACGCCGTAGTTATCTGGCCGGACGTTCATAAGAGTTTCTACAGCGGAATCACGAATGCCAGAATCTATAAAAGCATTCTTGACATACGGCACGATATTAGGATAGAACAAAGTCAGTGCAATCCCGATACATATTCCAATCAAATATTTCATTACAACCTCTTCACTGATGATATACTATAGTACCAAATGATATAGTCTTTGTCAAGACTTTTTTTTATTGACGACCAAAACGATATGCTTCTCGCTCAAGTTTTCTTTGGCGGGCTCGCTCCCGATCCGATACACCACGATTACAAGCGGCACGGGCACCTTGGTTAAAGTATTGATCACAAGTGCCAGAGATCACATGGGGAGAATTCGTTTGATAAACTGGTTGTTGAACTGGTGCATCTTGAACAAGAGACTGACCAGCAACCACACCCAACACTGCACCCAATGCTGTTGCCGCAGCATTTCCAGAGCCACGACCGAACTGATTTCCAACAAAGCCGCCGGCAACACCACCAAGTATGGCACCTTTTGTTCTATTATCCAGACCCCCACCATGTGCAGTGCATCCAGAAATTGCAACAACAGTTGCAACAATACAAATAATTTTTTTCATTACGCTACCTTTACGAGTTCCTTTTCGCCATTCTCATCTTCTTCGATCTTAATAAAACCACCCTCTTCCAGAGACATGAGCATTTTCTCAATCACATCTTCCAAGATTTCTCGCTTAGAAAGATATCGGCCCCAGAAGTAACACCCTGCCATACATACCACTGCAAGCAATGTGTGCGTTATCGCATCCATTTTTAAGTCTCCATATTTCTCTATCTTTATTTAGTATAGAGAAAAATATTTGAATTGTCAACCCCTTTTTTCAACTTTTTTCACCGCCCACCTAAAAAATGCATAGGTTGCAAGAGTATTAAAAATCATGGTATACATAGGTAATATTGTTCCAGTGAGTCTGTCCTCTGAAAATGCACCTATGATTGCATACACTAAAATTGCAAGGCCATAAGATAAGAATGGCACACTACATAATAATAACATTATTTCCTCATATTTGCAAGTGGATTGTTCAGAGCCTTCTTGATTTTCTCTTCAAGTTCTTTTCTCAAATCTCTCATGTCACGAGAAAACTCCCTGCTATCCTCTTTCACTCTCTGTTCCGTATCTTCCACAATCTTCTCAATCCTACGAACATCTTGCTTCATATCTACCTTCATATCACGATTTATACCAGCAATCAGTTTGACCTCATCTTTCAGCACACTCATCTCCTCTTTGAACAAATCTATCTCTTCGTTCATTCTGGATTCCATGATTGCTATCCGTTTATCAAATCCTGATAAGTCTGGTGCCACATAAGTTTCTATCTTTTCCTTCATATCCATATAGTCTTTCCAGAACTCAAAGCCTGCGTAAAGACCACCGCCGAGGGTACTCAATGCTGTAATAATAACGAATATCTTTCCACCTCGAAACTTGACCCCGGCAAACTCAACTTCTGTTTTGCCGTCGTCTGACATTTTTTATCTCCTTCTTCTTCTTTTATTTTTCTTAGGTTTAGGTTTAGACAAATACATACCCAAGTACACACCTACACCGTATGATACCACAACAGAACTAATCCAAAATATACCTAACATGCTCATTTGTATTGTAAATCTGTTAAAGCATCCATTGCTACATCGCTACCCCCTATCATAAAATAAGCTGCTATGTTATTATCAGATATCTGTGCATCTGGAACTTTTGTGTTATCAAAAAATCCTGGCGTGTCTTGCAGTTGCGCTTGATTATCAAAGAAACTTTTTGTATCACCAAGCACTTGCATCACCACCAAAGTTTTCATTTGGTTTGCATCATCATATCTACCTTTATCTCCCATCTTTTTGACAATCTTATTCGCTGCTTTTTGTTTTGCCTCTTGTTTCTTTTCTGCCTTACTTTTTGTTTTTGTTTCCTTCTTTGCGACCTCTTTTGGTTTCTCTACACTAGAAGATTCACCATCTGGCCCCTCTTCCTCTGCTGACTCAGGTTCGTTAGATTGCGGTCCAGATTCTGATTTTGGTTCTTCGACTTCTGCTTTGGGCTTACCGGCTCCACCTTCCTGACTTGGTTCTGGTTTGGTATTGGGTCCACCGGCAGTGGCCACATCGTCAGTGATATCATTCTTCATCTCCATTTCTATTTCTACTTCCACATTCTGTTTTGATGTCTGAACTTCCATTGGCGGTGGTGGCATGTCCATGTCCATCTTCATATCTGGCATTCCCATCTCTGTATTCATTTCCATCTCTACAGATTCAAAAGATGGGCCTGGTCCTTGTTGTTCTGGTTCTATAGGTTTTATAGTAACTTCACCCAAATCATTTTGACCAATATCATTATTTTCAAATATGTCAGTTGCAACATCAATTGTTTCCTGATCAAATGTTCCCAGAGCAACAAACTCTTCTATCGTTGTAATTGTCTGAGTCACGATTGTATCAACCACATTGTATATCACATTCACCGTAACATCATCGAACAGCGGTCCAATACCAAGATTCACATCTCTACCAGACACCTCTATCGACAATGTTGTTATTGCACCACTAAAATTAAAGTTACCTTGAAATAGAGTATTTGTCAAGGCATTTGTCTCACCGGCATCTGATAATGTCTCTGACCCCAGAAGTGTTGTTGTAGTGCCATCTGATTTCCTTATTCTAAAATAAATCGAGTCACTAGCATCTCTCTTCTCTACTCTTATTGACCAAGGAACTTGACCACCTCTCTCAATATCTGGGTCTATTGAACTCATGTTTATATGTTGTATATAAGTTGACCCAACCCCTTGTTGACCAAGTGTGCTAGTGAAAGAACCACTACCCGGCAACTCTGCACACTTGTCCGTTCCAAGGTCACCACAGGTTGCTCCATTTCTTATACCACCAGACCCTTGGCCACCCCAATCTTTAGTCATGTCACCACCAAACTTTTGATTACGTCCCATCTCTTGAACTTTTTGGTCTGTCAACAAATTTCCGGTCTCTGGGACAGTCACAGTCGTTGTGGTTGTATCTGTAGTTGTCGTGGTGGTGGTGGTTGTGCCAGTGGCATCTGACTCGATTGTTTCTGTCACTGTTTCAGTTGCTGACTCAAACACGCCGGGTGTGCAAAGTCCAGAGACACCAGATGGACAATTAGTGCCATCTGCCTCTTGACCCAACGCATAACCAGTAAACCCCATTACGATAACACACATACTCCAATAAGTCAATGATAATTTTATTAAACTATTCATGATCAGTCTGTAACCATGTGTCATCTGATGGGTCCATCGGTTTGAAAAAAGGCTCCTCTTTTTTCTCCACAACTTCATCAGATGTGATTAAAGCAGTTGCACCTTCTGGCATATCATCAGGATTATTTTTCCAAGCTTCAAGAGCATCTTTACCTATCTTACCTTTATATGGACATGGAGTTCCGGCCATCATCATAGCATCAAACACTCTTGCGTCTTGACACAAAGTTGCTACTGCCGCAACCTTCATTCCCATACCAAAAAGTGAACGAGAAAGTTTCATTCTCTCACAATTTTCATCTCTTACTGTTATACCTGTTGCAACACCGGCAAACCCTGTTTGCAAGCCTGCGCTATATGCTGATTTACACACATCACTGTTATTCACAACAACTGATGGCGCATTTGCAGTTGGTGGCGCTTTATCTGTCACTACCGTTGAAG